ACTTCCTGCCTGACCAGCTTCATTGTGTCGTAGTAGGGGCACGTGTCGCCCTCCAGCGCGTAGAGGAAGTATGGCATTACCGGGGTCACGACCCAAGTCTCCACGCCCATCGCAGCGGACAGATGACTCACAGACGTACAGGACGAAATCACCAGGTCGCACGATGCCACGGCAGCGCGGGTGTCTTCCCAGCTGTTCAGGGGAACCTGCTTCACCCAGGCCGGGCAGGAGTCTGCACCCTCGTCACGCTGCAAGGAAATGAACTCAGCGTCAGCGTCTTTCACGGCGTTGAACATCAGGTCGTAGGGAAACTTCTTGTTGTGGTCATGCTCGAAAGCCGACTGCCCCTGCCAGCGCAGGCCAATACGCTTCTTGTTGCCCTTGATGACGGTGGGCTTGTGCAGGTATGGCTTGCCGCTCAGATCGCCTACTTCAAAGCCCAGGGGCACCACGGCGCTCATACCCTGAACAAAGTAGTCGTGGTAGATACCGAACGAGGCTTCGTGCTGGATGACAGCGGAGACGCCCTCTACACCAACGAACAGGGAGGCAAGCGGCCCGGTGCAGGACACGATGACTTTGCATCCGCGATCTGCAATTGACTTGGCGTACCTGACCTGGTGAATCTGATCGCCCAGACCGCCTTCCAGGTAGAGCATCACGATGCCCTTGCTCTTGCCATCCCAGGGCACAGTGGGTACGTCAGGGCGCTTGTTGCCAAACACTCCGACTATGCGACCGCGATCCATCAGCTGATAGCCTTTCTGCAGCTTACCCTGGCGAAGCATGTACCAGCCCCGGTTGTAAGCGGCTCGATGGTTGTCAGGCTCGTCGGCTTCT